GGTGGCGGGACGACATCGGGACTTCGTGCCATCAACATTGGTTATCTGCTCGGGTTCCGCAACTTCGTGCTGTACGGGTACGACAGTTGCAACCGGGCAGATGGCTTGAAGCGTTTTACCGGGGAATACACCGGCCCATCCATTGACGTTCATGTGGGCGGCCCAACCGGCAAGAAGTTCAACTGCAACATGGCAATGGCCCAGCAGGCCAACGAGTTTCAGAAGCTCTTTGAGGTGATGGGCGACATCAACGTGGATGCGCGTGGCCCCGGCTTGATTGCCGAGATCATGCGAGTGCGCCACGAACAGGCAAAGGCAGCCTGATGGCTATTCCCTCTCGCGTACTTGGATCGGGCATCAATGGCCTGTCCACCGTCTCCATTTGCGGCGACGGCAACGCGAGCGTGAGCGCAGCCGGTACGTCGGCGGGTGACGCCACAACGCTGACTTATGTCTACAACAACGTCACGACGGTAGGCGCGGGCGCAGGCGTTAAGCTGCCGCCAACCGAAATGGGCGAGACAATCATCGTTAAGAACACAAGCGCGAACCCGCTGACCGTGTACCCATACGATACGGGTAGCAGCATCAACAATGTCGGGTTTGGCACGATCAATCCTGACTGCTCGGCCTTGTTCTTCGCCGTTAGCAACACGCTGTGGGAAGAACTGCAAGGCTTTGGCCGCTCGGTGCCAATCCTGCACTACGGTGCGTTTAGCGACACCACGTTGCAAACGGCGGCGTCTATCAATACCGCTTATGGCATGGTTTTTAACACCACCGATAGCAGTAACGGTGTGTCTATTGGCTCGCCGTCGTCCCGCTTGGTTGTAGATTACCAAGGCGTTTACAACGTGCAGTTTTCGGCACAGTTAGACAAAACCTCGGGCGGCGCAGGCAATATCTACATTTGGTTGCGTAAAAACGGCACCAACGTCGCCAATACAGCCACTACTATCGCCATCCAAGGCACCGCAGCGCGTACCGTCGCCGCGTGGAACTTCATCATCCAACTTGAGCCTACCAATTACGTTGAATTGATGTGGGCGACGGATGACACAAGCGTTAGAATTCTTGCAGCCAGCGCCACAAGCGTATGGCCTGCGATTCCCTCGGTCATTTGTACCATCACACAGGTCAACAACCTGTAATCCCCACAGGAGCAAGGACAATGCCACTAGATAGCGATGTTTCTAACGCCGACGCACAGTTGCACGTTGAGTTTTACGTCAAGGACGATGGCCCCGGCAAAGGCAAAACCTACTGCCGCATCATGGCTCCCGGCGATAAGACCAACATCATTGATCAGCCCTCACGCGACGAACATAAGTCACGGTTCCCGCGCCAATGGCTGTACTTTCAAACGCAACAGAGCGATGGCGTGGCCGCAGAAATCGGCACCCCGCTGTCGGAGTGGCAAAAGGACGCTCCCGAGGAAATTACACGCGACCAGATCGCAGAACTGGTTATCTTGAAGTTTGTGACGGTAGAGCAGTTGGCTCTGGCGTCGGACGCGCAACTGCAACGCATTGGCATGGGTGGAGTTGGCCTGCGCGAGCGGGCAAAACTGTACTTAAACCGCAAGAACCGCGCTGAAAGCAGCGCAGAACTTGAGGACACCAAGCGCCAGTTAGCCGAGTTGCAAGCACAAATGGCGGCCTTGATGGAGGACAAGCCTCGTCGTGGTCGCCCGCCGAAAGAACTAACGGAGGCATAGCATGGGCAGCACGATGGTTGAACTCATACAGGAATGCACCAAGGAATTGGGTATTCCTACGCCGTCCACCGTCGCTGGCAACAACAGCCAAGACGTTGTGCAGTTGCTTGCGCTGATGAACGCGGGCGGGTATGAGCTTCTCCGTCGTGCTGATTGGCGCGAACTGACTCGCCAACACACTTTCTACACCGAAGCCACCACGGCCACAGGCAACTGGGTCAACGGTGTCGCTGCAATCACCGGGCTTGCCTCTACGGCAGGGCTGGACACGACCTATCAGGTACAAGGGGTCGGCATTCCTAACGCCACCTACGTCACTTCCGTTGGCGCTACGTCGGTCACGCTGAACTACCAGACGACCGAAACGGTTGTTGGCGGTCAGGTCATCTTCCAGAAGGTGAAATACGGTTTGCCCGCTGATTACGTTAGTACTGTTAATCGTACTCATTGGGATAAGAGCAAGCGTTGGGAAATGCTCGGCCCCGAGTCACCGCAGCAATGGGAATGGCTGCTCTCGGGCTACATCAGCACCGGCCCGCGTATCCGCTGGCGTTTGCTCGGCAAATACTTCCAGATTTGGCCGGGAATGAACGGCGGGGAGTTGCTCGGCTTTGAGTACCGCAGCAAGGCGTGGGCAGAGGCGGCAGACGGTACGCCGAAGAACAGCTTTACCGCTGACGATGACACTTGTATCTACCCCGACCGCCTTATGGTGTTGTCCACCAAGCTCAAGTACTTTGAGGCGAAGGGCTTTGACACGACCGCCCTTTACCGCGATTACCTGATGGAGTTTGAGACGGCTGTGGCGCAAGACACGGCTGCCGCCAACCTCTCGTTTGCCCCGCGACCGGGTACGGTGTTGATCGGCTACGACAACATCCCCGATAGCGGTTACGGCACGGGCAACAACTAATGGCATCGCCCGTTCGTAGACGGTTGATCCAACGGACGAGCAATAACGTCGCGTCTTTGCCATCCCCTGTGGGCGGCTGGAACGCCCGCGATTCGCTCGCCAACATGGCTCCGACTGACGCCGTAACGCTTGTCAACTTGTTCCCCGGCGTTTCTAGCGTGGCGTTGCGTGGCGGCTATACCAAACACGCCACCGGCATGACGGGTCAGGTGGAAAGCCTGCTCGTTTACAACGCGGGCGCAACAGACAAGATGTTTGCGGTTGTCGGTGGCAACATCTATGACGTTACGACAGCAGGTGCCGTTGGTGCGGCAAAGGTTACGGGGTTAACCAATAGCCGCTGGGAATATACCAACATCACCACCTCGGGCGGCAGTTACCTCTACGCCGCAAACGGTGTGGACAAGCCGCGCTTGTTTGACGGAACCACTTGGACAGCCATTGACGGTGTGTCTAGCCCTGCCATCACAGGCGTCACAACAACCGACCTAATTCAACCCACCCTGTTCAAAAACAGGATGTGGTTTATCCAAAAGAACACGCTTAAGGCGTGGTACTTGCCAACCGCCTCCATTGGCGGTGCAGCAAACGTCCTTGACCTATCTTCTGTCGCGCACTTGGGCGGCAACCTCGTCGCAATGGCGTCATGGACGATTGACGCGGGCTACGGCGTGGACGACAACCTTGTTTTTGTTACCGATCAAGGCGAAGTCATTGTTTATCGCGGAACCGATCCCTCTAGCGCCTCCACATGGGCGCTGATTGGCGTGTGGATCATCGGTGCGCCGATTTCTCGCCGTTGTTTGCAGAAATACGGCGGTGATTTGCTCGTTTTGACGCTAGATGGCTTGATCCCAATGGCGTCGGCGCTGCAATCGTCTCGTTTAGACCCGCAAGTGGCGCTGTCAGACAAGATTCAAGGCGCATTTGCAGCAGCGGCACGGCAATACAAGTCTAATTTTGGCTGGGGGTTGCTGTACAACGCCTCCAACAACGCGCTGATCGTTAACGTACCGCCGAGCACGGGCGGCCAAGAGCAATTCGTGATGAACAACATCACCAAAGCGTGGTGTCGGTTCACGGGCTGGAACGCCAACTGCTTTGCCATTCTTACAGACAAGCCGTATTTCGGTGGCAATGGTTATGTTGCCGAGTGTTGGACGACCGGATCAGGCGCAACGGGTTATAACGACGACGGCGTTGCTATCAGCACACAGGCGCTGCAAGCGTTTAACTATTTTGAGACGCGAGGCGTTATCAAGTATTTCACCCGCGCCCGCCCGACCATTTATAGCAACGGTCAGCCGACCATCAATATCGGCATGAACGTGGACTTCCAGACCAACGCCGACCTCGGTGCGCTGTCGTTCGTGGCAACGCAATACGGGTTGTGGGACGTTGGGCTATGGAATCAGGCGGTGTGGGGTTCTGACCTCATCATCACGAACAATTTCGTAGGTATCCAAGGCATCGGTTACTGCGGCGGCTTGGTTTTCAACAGCGCCAGCAAAAACGTCTCCTTGGAGTGGGCATCAACGGACGTTGTGTATCAACTCGGATGGGCTGGCGCATCGTAAACGGCCCCCATGTGGGCCATTGGGTCATGTCGCGTACGGACGGCGGCTATCACGCTGACCGTTCGGTTGCGATTGGCCTTGAGAAAGACGGTGAGCTGGTCGCCGGTACGGTTTATGAGATGTGGAACGGCAGATCGGTCGTTTGTCACATCACTTGGGATCAAGTCACACCGGCTTACCTAGCCGCTGTGTACGATTATCCCTATAACGTCTGTAATGTTGATAAGATAATAGGGCCGATTTCCAGCAAGCATACCCGCGCGCTGAAACTGGTCACGAAAATGGGGTTTTCCGAGGAAGCGCGCATTAAGGATGGCGCACCCGACGGAGACATTGTTTTTATGACGCAAACACCTGACAAGTGTCGTTTCTTGGAGCCGAGGTATGGGCAAAAAATCGCCAGCACCACCGCCAGCACCTGATTACGCCGCGTTAGCGCGGCAGCAAGGAGCCGAAAACTTGGCCGCCGCCAAGCAATCGGCTTATATGTCTAATCCCAACATCTACGGCCCCACCGGGTCGCAGACGGTGACTTGGCAAAAGACGCCAACGGTAGACAGAGACGCCTACAACAAGGCGATGGAAGCCTACCAACAGCGACTTTTCACCAACCCCGAAATGGCGGGTGAAGCGCCAGACGAATCAGCGTTTACCACGTTCATTGAGCAGCCGACTGTTACGCAAAAACTGTCCGAATTGGGGCAGATGGCGTTTGACCAACAACAAGCCGCCGAATACTGGTTAAATTTAGCAGCCAAAAACGCTGCGTATGGCATTAAAGACCTATCGGTTGCCAAGCCGTTTGATACAGGCAGCCTGCCCAACATTGATTACACCATTGGGTACGCAGGGCCGCAGCAACGTGAGCTTGCCGGGCCTGCCGAAGCAATTGGATATACCCCGCAGCAAGCCGCGACGGGTGGCATTGCAGGCGCACCTACAGCCGCCTACGCGCCGACTGGCCAGTACGGCATGGAACGGCTGCCAGATCAGGTTGGGCCGGGGCAGATGGCGCAAGCCAACGTCGCTGTGCAAGGCGCACAGTTGCCCGTACAAGCCGAAGCGTATGGCGTGGCGCGTGGTGGCCCTGCCGCACCGCAACTGCAAGGCGCTGACCTGTCGGGCGTCAGCCAAGTTTCTCAACTTCCGTTTTATGCGGGAATGTTTGGCCTAGCTGGCGCAGGCCCGCAAGGGCTAAACCTTCAAGGTCTTGACCTATCAGGTATCGGCGGCGTGGCCGGTGGCCCGCAACAAGGCCAGTTTGGTTACGCGCAGCAGTTTGTCCAAGGGCCAGAACTGCAACGCGAAATTGACATCGGCAACCTGCCGCAAGGGCCGGTCAACGCGGGCATGACGGCGCAGCAAGCGATCCTGTCTCGCCTGTCACCGCAGTTGCAGGGCGAGCGCCAATCGCTGCAAACGCAACTTATCAACCAAGGTCTGCGACCGGGTGGTGAGGCGTATAACTCCGCAATGGCCGCACAAATGCAGAAGGAAAACGACCTTCTGCTGCAAGCCGCCGCGCAGGGCATCAGCCTTGACCAAGCAGCGCGTCAGCAAGCGTTTAACGAACAGCAATCTCGCGCGATGTTCGCTAACCAAGCCGCCC